TTTACCATGTTATCTTCGTCAAAACCAAAATTAGACATTACACAACTCCTCAACTGTTCGTTTTGCTGACACTTTACCCATTTTACGAATTAGTCTGACTAATTGAGATTCTGCTCGACACCAATCCGCGAAAGTGGCCTCAAGAATAGCTTTTTCTTCTTGAGTCAAGCTTTTATCTTCGTAACAATAAAATCGAAAGTTTTCAATGATTGCCCATTTTTCCATAATATATCTCCTCATTTGATAGTACCATTATAACCAAATGAGGAGCAAAAGTAAACATGTTTCTTTGAATTAACAATGTTAACGATATGAAACACTTAAGGCCAAAACTTACGCTTATTGTACTTTTCGATAGTTTCGATCAGCATTTGAGACCAGTTGTCCCTATGCTCTTTGAAGACTAGAGGCTCATGTCCATCGACATCCATGACGACCGCTAGGTTTGTGACAGGCATGCCGGTACGCTCCTCAAACATAATAGCGTAAGCAGCCATCTGACAAAAGTAGTTTGAGATCTTTTCCTTCTGCTTGGGGTATCTTGAAGTTTTCCAATCAAGGATAGTAGTCACACCATCAAATTCAGCAACAGCATCGCAACGCCCAGCCACACCAAGGTGCTTACTGTATAAAGGAACTTCAATCCCAAAGATACGTCCAATCCTGGAGTCCAAGATAGGTTTGACGTTAGCCAAGCTTTGCCTAATGTGCGGTAGATATTCTGTTGTATCTTTTCCATTTAAATAGTCCTCAATAATAGAATGCACTTTCGTGCCTCTATTTGCGGCACGGCCACTTACTCTGTTAGCTTCCTCTTCACCTACTCGATTTCTCCAGGCTTGAATGGCTTCTTCGGTCAGGATACTTAAGACAGTAGTGATACTAGGAAGGGCACCGTCAGGAGTAGTGTATAGTCTACCCACTTTGGTAGTCTCAGCATCCAATTCGTCGTATCCGAGATCGATCTTTTCATGTATAAATTCTCTCATGTATTTATAGTATTTCCTCTTCCGGATCCCTTCTTAATTGATTTAAGTAGGTCCTTCCATCCATCACTTGTTTTCGAAAGAGTACTTCCAGTTTGCGTAACCATATTGGGTGCTTGAATAACATGAGATATCGATGAATCCTCTTTCAGCATATTTTGCAGATCATCGTAGCTGCAGAACACTTCAAAGTACTCATCTGTCTCTTTATTCTTTACGGTGTACGTTGGCATTACTCTTCAATCTCCCAGCGTGATTGATATTCTAGCGCATGACGGCAGGCGTGGATGTAATCCTTATCCTCATCCGAAAGGACGGACCAGAATTTAGTAATAGTATATATGTGTTCATCAACGTCAAACTGCCTCTCCAAGTGTACGTTGGACTCCATCATTTCCTGAAGTTGATCCATCCGTACTTTGATCTTGTCTCTTACTCCCATTAAACCACTCCGGTATAGGTCTATTTGTCCAGTTCATAGCGAACCGGTCTTGCTTAGTCTGATAGAAGAGCCGATACGATTGAATCGGGTCACCTTCGATCATACATTCTGGATTGGATCCCATTGCTAGCCTGAAAGGAGTCATGGGACCCTCTTTAATGTTACGAGGTAGTGCCATTAAGTAAGGAATCAACTCAGATGTCTTATGAACTTTGCCGTAACGATAAGTATACTCATCACAAAGAGAAACAAAATGAACCAAGTGCCAACCGTAGTTGGTGGTCGACTCCATAGTCCATTGAGTACAAGGATGATTCATATGTACGGCTTTGTAGAGAACTTCTTCTTTCTCACCGGTTAACCTCCAATACTTAACATTGGTTTTACCTGATTTAGACGGCCGACGAATCTCGATACCGTCCAACATACGATGAGCGGTGGACAGCATTTGAGCGGATTCGACTATCATCTTAACGACGTGTTTGTCACACTGAAGACGAGCCGCAATTTCTGGATCTTGGTCAAGAACAAATATATTCATAATGTATATTATACCACATTTTAGCTTTTAAGTAAACCAGGAAATGCTTCATTTACGATGGGTTTCGTTAATGGCTTCGGCACTTCCTTATTGATCATCTTTACTACGAGGTCAGCATCATCAGGATGGATTCCTTCGAGTATACCGATAAAGATGTTTTCGCGTTTAAACGCAGGTAGGTTGTCACCCTTTCCACCCTTTACGAAGTAAGCGAACTTCTTGTGCTCTCTGAAAATGGAGGTAGGAGCGCTGTGTGCTTCCGACTTAGTGAACGGAGGTTCTCCAGACGGTAGGTTCCATTTAACTGTGGAATCCATGGATCCACGAATGATATCTTTTAAAGCCCAGTGCTCATTCTCTTTCAGCAACTTGACTTTCTCACTCTTTGACTTCGCTGAACTCATCTTAGCGAAGACTTCATGTGGTAACAAAGGCATTAGATAAACTCCTCAATGCTTTCAATCAACATCTTACATCTTTTATTTATTAAGTAGGGAAGAACTTTTCCCTTATTCGGCCAGGGATCCTGAGAGTCATACGACTCGAGAATCTTCTCCTTCAGGTGGTTCGGTGTCTTAGTAAGATCAATTAGCAACTCGTTACGCTGCCAGTTCCTCCACCATGTAGGCTCCTGTGTATTTGGTTGGTCCAAGTAGTTTAAGACTTCAGCGATCTTCTTCTTGGATACAGGAGTCTGGCGTAGCTCCTCAACGAATACGTTGTCATCTGATAGGATGTTTGGTACACCGTCACCCTTATCACCCTTAATGATTTTTTCTGCGAGGTTCAAGCGCGGGTGATTATCGACTACAAACTTCTTCAAGAGAGGAGAGAACTGCTTGACGTTATCAAACTGCTGTAGCTGCTTGAAGTCACCGTCGGCTGACACGATCATAACTGGTTCGTAGCTACCAAACTCTTGAGTCTGTTGAACCAATGTACCGATGATATCGTCGGCCTCACAACCCTCCTCATGGATAACCTTATAGGGAAAGTTTTCTTTAATCTCATCCTTTATTAGATGGAGGATCCGAAACGCTTCGGTCCAGTCGAAATCAGACTCATCACGATTCTTACGACGGTTGGCTTTGTATTGAGGAAACGCTCCTCTACGCCAGTTGTTTGCTCCGTCACATGCGAGTATGACGTCTCCGTACTCTTCATGGAATTTAGTACGATACATACGTATGGAGTTTAGAACCATGTGACGTATCATATCTTCATCAAGAGTTTTGTTTACGATAATAGCACTGAGTGCGATACCTGAATAGTCAATAATAATCATAGTGTATACTGTCCTCACCGGTAACAACTATACTATTATAACACGCTTTTCGCAAAAAGTAAACTATTTTTTTATGTGTTTGGAATGAATTTTGCATCCAATGAATTCGTTGTAGTATTCATCTGAAAGGAGAACATCGTTCTCGAATTGAAGTTTAGCTTCGTAGTAGGAACATTCGCCTTTAGTTCTACAAAGCTTTATGATTTCTCTTTTGTAGTTTTCGTATCCTTTGGACTCCACAAGTCTTTGGACTTCAATGTTCGAACCGTAGTAATCACGCCAATTCGACTCAGTTCGAGTACGGACTCGGCGTTTACGAGTTTTAGTAACTGGGAGTACTTTTGGACGCCAGAAGAACTTTTTACCGATGTATTTCTTACCGGTATCGAGCTCCGTGATCTGGTACACAAATCCTTGATATTCTTCTGGCGTCTCTTCGAACGGTTTGTTATCATAGATCCAAGTCATTGTCTGATATATCTTCAGGTTCTACTCTTCTACCACAGCATGGACAAAACTCAATATCGGCGTGCTCCTCAGTAATAACATGAGTCTCATTGTCGCACTCCTCGCACATTATCCTCCATGAATTCATGCAGCTTCCCAACCCCAGTCGCCTTCCATTCCTACTACTGAGTACTCAGTTACACGCTTCTCAAAGAAGTTATCGTGTGATGCACCGTTCAGTACCCAGTCCAGCCAGGGTAATGGATTATCCTTCGCGCTGAACTTAGGCTTCATACCAAGTTGGAGTAGACGACGGTCGGCAATGTGGCGAATGTATTGCTTGACATCTTCCTTAGTCAACCCTTGTACTTCATGACCGTTGTATGCTAAATCAATGAATCGATCTTCAAGCTTGACAGCTTCTTTAGCCATTGTATAAATCTTAGACTTGAGTTCATCATTCACAATACGTGGATGTTCTTCACAAAACTCACGGAACAGCTTAGCGTTTCCTTGTACGTGCATAGTCTCATCACGAATCGACCACTCAACAATAGTACCCATACCCTTCATCTTACCGAAGCGTTGGAAGTTCAGCAACATAACGAATGATGCGAAGAGCGACATTCCTTCGTTAAAGACTGACTGGGCCAATGCGAGAGCGAGACCGGTATGGGAACTAGTATCACCATTAGACATGAAATCAATCTTATCAGCCATTGCTTTATACTCAAGAAATGCATGGTATTCCTCATCTGGTAGTCCAAGTGTATCATTCAGTAGCGCATAAGCTCTCTGGTGCACGCCCTCACGCGTGGCGAACGAGCTCAACATATTTCTAATCTCATTGTTCTTAAACTTAGGAATCAAGAACTCATGATAGTTTTCACCAACCTGTACGTCAGACTGAGTAAATAATCTGAGTACCTGTGTAATGAATTCTTTCTCTGGATCTGTCAGTTTGGTTCTCCAATCTTGAACGTCTTCAGACAGTTCAGCCTCATCTTCGATCCAGTGAATCTCCTCGTGCTTCTTCGTCATCTCGACAGCCCAAGGATATTGAAACGGTTTGTATGTCTTAGAAATATTAAGTAATGACATTAATTTTCCTCTTTGGTTTTCCAGAAATATTCATCAGTATCTCCCAGTCTATAGGAGTATCCATTCTCAACTTGATAGTCCACGGTAGAAACTTTAAAGTCTGGCATCTTAGGACTCTTTGGTGTCAGACTATTATCATATACTCTCATTCTATTATTTGGATACGCAGCATATTGACCATTTTCCAACTGTAAGATATTAAAGCTCTTATGTTCTTCTGGAGTTTCAGCCGTTGCATAATCGATCTCATCCGATGATGAGTGATAGTTATCCAACGTGAATACGTATGTTGCTTTTAATATCTGATGATCTCGTGTAAAGATCTCATAATCCATTGAGCCAATAAACTGTTTATAGATTGCGGTGACACCGTAATCCATACAGTTCCAAAATTGTAGGTTATGTAAGCCTAGATCCGGAGTAGGAGTCTTAGGTTCACTAACAAAAGCACTAATCGGTAGTTTATCATATAACGCGCCGTATTCCGGTAGATACGTTTCAAAATAGAAAGCTCTACCAGGAATAGACTTTGCGGTCACCCAATGACCCTCAACAAACTCACCGTGACCGGATTGATGGTCCATTAAGTATTCTTTTCTTACCCAGACTTTTTCACTAGGTAGATTACAAATCAGGTCAGACATATATTTATCCTTCGCAGGCTCTACACTCGTCGGTTTCTAAATTAATTGGCTTATTAAAATGCTCCATTAATTCATCATATCCACCAACGTACTGACCCTCAATATAGATCTGTGGAACAGTCTTGACTTTACGGCCAGTCACTTCGGCTGCAGTCTTTCCAATTTCTTCCAGTGATATATACTCATAATGAATACCACGGATATCAAGCTCATCTTTAGCCAATGCACAGAAAGGACAATTGGCCTTACCATACACCAATGATCTCATATCATCACCGAGTGCTACACGTTCGACCTTCTCTGATACATTCTCAGCTCGAGATTTAGCTTCCGTCCTGAGGTAATATAATCCTTTAAGACCTTCCTTCCAAGCCTTGAGATGGACTTTATTAACGTAAGCTTTCTCAGCACCGGCCGGGAAGAATAGGTTAACCGACTGCCCTTGGCAGATAAAACTCTGGCGATCGGCAGCGTGTTGTACGACCCACGCCTGGTCAAGTTCCTGCGCGGTTTTGAATACGGCCTTCTCACCCTCCGTAAGGTCCGGGAGGTGTTGTACTGACCCTTTGTTTGTGATAATGGATGACCAAGTAGCTTCATTGTTGATTCCGTGTGCTTCCAACACAGGCTCCAAATAGACGTTCTTTACAAGATGCGACCCTGCACGAGTTCTATGTGTGTAAGCATTCGCCTTGAGAGGCTCGATGCTTGGGCTGGTCCCAAGGATAAGTCCAGAAGATGCGTTAGGTGCGATAGCCAATAAGTGAGCGAAACGTAAGCCGGTACCAAGTCCATCGGGGTATTCTCCTCTTGCTAGTGCTAGTTGTTCAGACTGTGCAACTGCTTTAGTCTTGATTGTATTAAAGACAACCTTATTAATCTCACGAGCTGGTTCACTTTCCCACGCCACTCCGTGTTTGTGGAGTAGTGAGTGGAAGCCCATCGCTCCCAGACCAATTGATCTTTCTCTTTCTGCAGAATAACGAGCTCGTGCAATTTCATCTGGTGCGTTCTCAATAAAGTACTCAAGTACGTTGTCCAACATCGTGATGAGATCCTCGACAATGGTGGTATTCTTCCACTCATCATAGAACTCCAGATTGAGAGATGATAGGCAACACACCGCTGTACGATCAGGAGCGGTAGGTAGATGAATCTCATTACATAAGTTTGAGCCATGAATCTTTAACCCTTTATCCTTCAGAGCTTGAGGCAAATGTCTATTTGCTTCATCAATAAAATTAAGATACGGCTCGCCTGTACGGAAACGAACTTCGATAATACGTTCCCATAATTTACGAGCACTAACTGTTTCAGCAACTTTGTCTTTACCAGGATCTACAAGATCCCATTCTTTATTATCTATCACAGCTTGCATGAAAGCATCCGTGATATTAATTGCGTTATGCAGATTCAATGCTTTACGTTGTACATCACCAGTCGGAATTCTCATATTCAAGAACTCAACGATATCCGGATGAGATACATCCATATAAGCAGCATAAGACCCCTTACGTGTCTTACCTTGACGATAGGCAATCATGTCAGCATCGACGGTATGCAGGAAAGGAATCGGTCCGGGTGCTTTATCGGATACAGTTCTTACATCTGACCAATGGCCGCCGACGCCGCCACCCAATACTGATAACCAACGAAGCTCAGAGCTATGATCAATAAGACCATCAAGAGTATCAGGAACATAAGTAAGAAAGCACGAAATGGGTAGTCCTTTATCAACCGCGACTCCGTTAGGAGCGTTTGACAGCACAGGACTAGCAAACATAAACCACCGGCGGCTAACATAGTCATAAAGACGTTCAGCAAGATCAGCATCCATCTCTCCTTTATATGTTGACCATGCCTTGGCTGCGCGCATATATGCTTCTTGTGGAGAAGTCTCGTGGACACGCATATAGAAATCCCTGAGCATACCTATCGCATAGTCGGTCAATAGGTTATCTCTTTCCTTGTCGATTTTTAACATTAAATTGCCTCGTGTAAAATGGTATTATACACTAGTTCTCATAGTTTGTAAACTACTTATTACTATCTTGCTCAGTGGGAGCTGGAGGTTGGACCGCTTCTTCGTAGTATACTATGATTTCAGTTTGTTGGTTTATATATCTTCTTAGCTCTGCAACATTGAGGGCTAAATTCTCATAATCACGCATGGACAAAGCAACGAATGCTACTTCGCCATGGAGTTCAGAAAACTCTTTGATAAAGTCATCAAGATTGTCTTTTGTTACAACGTAGACTTTAGTATCAATTAGTTGTACTGGCTTCGGACGGGATACCGTTGGTACTACCGTTTTCTCCACCTTGGTCACTACTTGGACTTTCGGTTCCGGTGGTTGACTGAACAGGCTGCAACCACTCAGGGAGATTAGGGTCAGGAGTACCACCAGTATCGGCAACGATCGAACGCCATAGTTTTGCTGTTGCGCCATTCATCTTACCTTCTAGTTTCACTGCATCTTTAATCGCATCTTGTACAAGATCTAATTGTCTGAGTTTATTTCTTAGATCATCACCATAGGCCTCAGCCTTCTGTAACTTTGCAGAAAGCTGGTTCATTAATTCTTGATTGCGAGCCATCTCGTCTTTCATGGTGTTCATGCTTTGTTCAGCAGTTTCGACGGCGACTTCTAACTTGGCGTTGTTTTCTCTGAGAGTGGCGAGGCGAGTTTGAGTGTCATTATAATACCAGGCGGCTCCGTATCCTACAGAGCCTAGAATCCCTAGTACTATGACGATTAAATAAATTTTAATCATTTTAGTTTACTTGAATCATACTGAATTGCATGTACGGGCGTCTTTCCTGCGCCTGGGTGATCACCATGAGTATTATGTGTCAATCTTGTATTACCGGCTAACAGATGCATATGACCAGTGTGTGTATCATGTAATACAATTGGTTTCTGCATTGGTTTACCACTAGCAAATTGGTTTTTGACCCTTGTATCCTTTGTTTTATCAAGCTTAGCTGGTTTTGAACTATAAGCATCAGTATTAGACATCTTCTTTGCATTCATCTTATTAACAGTTACCGTCTTAGCTTTCTTCATTGCGGATTGATAATTATCTTTATCAGACAAATGGTCTAGCATCTTATGTACATGATCAGGATAGGTACCATGTGGTGCTTGCTGTTGAGTATGAACTTCGTCATGCTCTTCATGCGGTTTAGGAGAAGTCCATGTGCGATGTGGTGTATGGGTATCACCGCCTGTGGTTGTCACATCTTCATTAACATCTTCGATGTATTTTCTAAATCGTTTCAATAGGACAGGAATCTGATCTTTCTTTCTACGTCGATCAGTGACATTAGTAGTTTTAAAACCGGGGCCTTGAGCGGTTTGTGCTGGATTTGGAATTGATCCTATATTTGCTCCTGCTGGAGCTTCTTCTCGAACGTTTAAAGTTTTTGGATAGTTTTTATCACCGGGCTTAAGTCTTGGCTTACCGGCTGCTCTGCGTTTTCTAATATTATCCCATAGGCTCATTTGTAGATCTCGCTTACGCTTACGTATACGTTCTTCCGTGTGCGAATATGTTCCGCTTCGTATATATCTATACCAAAGACGCTTCCCACGGGGTAGCAGTCATTGTGGATTCGAATCTGATCCTTAGCATTGACTACATCATCAAACGACTCGTTTAAGAGCTTGTCTTCGCTTAATCGATAGATACCCGGTGAAAGCATTCCATCCTTTGATAAGAACCATTGACTTGATTCCATCATCATGTCAACCGGATCGATACCACACTCATCAAGTATTTTTTCAAGCTGATGATCAGCAAGGTTGTTACTCTCTTTGATTAGAAAGAGCGCTGCAGCGAAACTTCCAAGCTTTGATCCACCACCTGGAATCTTGTTGAGCAACCGCTTAACGTTAGCAGCAAGGCGAATAAAAGGAGTATACGCTGATTTCTTTTCATCGTTGTCTAATTTAACAGATTTGTCTCTCTTGCCGTTTTCATCAATGATACCTAACTTATAAGCGTCCCAGTCCTCCCACTTGAGGACTAGCATCCTAACGAATCTAAATGTGTAAGCTAAGTCAGCAGCTCTTTTTACAATTCCCATTAAATTAATCTCAATCTATCTACTACTGTTTTGTCCATTTCTATCTGCGTGTACTGATCGTTTCTAATGTACTTCAGGAATATAAGAAACGGTTTGATCACTGGCCAATGTTTCTCATTCATCTTCAGCTCTAATATATTTAAAGTGGCCTCAATGCCGAACATATTGAAGACCACTATTAAATGATTGAGTATCAGTCTTTCAGCAAGATCATCATGATCTAGGTAACGATTCACTAGTCTTTTAATGTACTTGAATCTCTTCAAGTCTTCATAAAAGTCATCAACGTCTGAGAACGTTGGATTATTGTAATGTTTCGCAGCATAGAGAAACAAGTTCTCTTCAGTTAACTCATTAAAAACTAGCATCATAGTACCATAAAAATGTTATAGTACTATATATTATCTGCTAGCGTATCCTTTTCATTTTGTACAGCAGTGGCTATTCTATTTTTTCTTTTTCTACGAGGTTTGCGTGGAGAAGAAGACGTAAGTACCTCTTCCTCAACATCAGTGGCCTCTTCAGTATCTTCTTCTGCTTCGTCAGTCATTAGATCTTCGAGTGAAATAGTTTCTTCGACTACTGGTTCAGCTTCAACTACGGGTTCTGGAGCTGATACTACGACCGGTTTCGGCGCAGGAGCTGCTGCTGTTGAAGTAACCTTAGCCTTAGGGTTCTTTGAAGCATACCACTCATCGATATCCTCTTGGCTAATTCTTTGACACTTTAAAAGCTCACCTTTCAAAGAGACCCAACCACGACTGGTCGGGTATGAGTTTTTTGGTCCGTTAATCATATTTGTCTCCTATGCGGGATTCTCATCAGTTTTTGCTTTTGTTACTGGGATCCGATTTGGATATTTTTTCTCTAGCTCATCACCAGCTTTCTTATACTGCGCCGGCGTCAAAGACTTTTTATACACGTATACATCATGATGTGCGGCATCGGCTTTCTTAATACGCTGATGTGAATGAGCCCCACTTCCAGCAAAGTTTTTAGGATCATTCTTCTTAGTATTTTTAGAATACTTGTACGCATTAGGATTATTCTTGCCAAGACGACCTTGAAGAACTACACGCTTATTAGTACCTTTATGCTTTGCTTTTAGATCAGCAAGTCTTTTCTCAGACTCTTTGTCACCTGGCGTATGTGTAAACTGATAGTCTGGGCTATAACGCTTTTGAGCTTCAGTAATTTCAGATCCAGTATACCATAGATCATCTTCAATTTGCTCTAGATCTTCTTCAATCTTTGGCTCATACATTGACTTATATGCGTCTCCGATTGATTTGACTGTTTTTGCAAATGATTCTTTCATACCGCCCTTTTTAGTTATGTCTTGAACTGGATTAATAATTGATGTGTCACCTTTCGCATCCTTATCGGTCGAGTTCTTAGGTGCAGCCTTGGCTGATTTTTCGATAGCTTTAGCATCGTCTTCTGCAGCTTTAGCTCCGTCAGCTTTGACTTCTGGCTTCATGTCTGCAGCCATCTTCTTAGCACCAGCACCTTTCAGATTGTTGTCCATAGGTTCGGCTGGAGCTGCACTCTTGTAGTGCTCATCGTTTCTTTCCAATACGGAAAGCAACTTGTCTCTAATCGACATCTTCGTAGACTCCTGTGTACTTTTATTTTCACTCTTAGGATTCATGGTGGCAGTCTCACCATTGTTAGAAGTAGGATCATCCTTACCAGCTTTCTTCTTAGATTTTAGCTTTTTGAAATCATCAGCATCGATGCGTCCGTTATCGTTAGCATCAAGCTTGTGCTGGTTTCCTACCAACTTCTCCGTGACCTCTTTGTAAGCGTGGGCCAACGCTTCGATTTGCTTGTTCATCCGAACACTCCTGATTGTGCTATTATTGACCCGATGACGGTCACCGTTATTACCCAAAACACTTTGTTAATTACACAAATTGTTCTATGGTTATCATCTACCGTTCTCTGAATTTGGTCTAATTTTTCAGAATGACGATTAATTCTTTCAAACATATTATTTTGGTCTTCTTGAAGACTAATAATCTTTTCCTCAGCTCGAGCCATTGCAACCATAGCATCAGTAAGCTGATCGAGTTTAGTCTCGATTCTATCTAAGCGATTAGCAGTCGTATCAGCCATTACCACTTCACCTTATCCGCCCAATACGCAGCAGACATCTTACCCTTAGCGATGTTCTTACCATGACGAGCTTTAAAAGACTTACGCTTCATCTTCATACGTTTGGACTCACCCTTCTTAGGATCACCCGCAGTCTCAGCACCCTGCTGACCGAACCGTATAGTCTTAACCTTACCACCCTGCTTAGCCACTACAATGTGACTCTTATCGGGATGACTTGACGTGCGTTTAGCTTTATTGAAACCACTCACACCTGCTTTAGCAAGACGAGGATCTTTTTCTTCTATGAATTGTTTAAACTTAACCACCGAACTCATGGCCTGCTACCCTTTTCATCTGCTTATTAAACTCAGCCTGTGATGGCTTCTCTTTATACAACTTTATTGAAATTTCTGGACGATCCTTACCCTTGATCCTCCAGTTGTATCCCTTTTGTTTATGGTCAGCATCAGTGGTCTTTACGACTCTTCTTTTATATCCAGCTTCCCATGACTCCGATCCTTCGTTCTGCTGACCGGGAGTCACTTTTCGTGCTTTCTTTGAGGAAGCTTTGGTTCCCCATTCCGGCTGTTCCTTGTACCATTGATCAGTCGATTCGACTGCCAAGTGATTCGGTAACTTTTTATTCTTAATCATATTATGCAAATGATGGATAACATGATCAGTGTCCCTTGGTTCCAATCCAACGTGCCTTACGGCTTTAGTAACAAGCGAGCGACCTTGACCCGACTCTTTACGTCTAAGGTTCAAGTAGTGCCTAATAGCACTCATATATTTAGGCTTCATGAGAGGGCTGTACCGATGAATCGCTCGAGTAATAACGTTTGATTCATCGATCTCTTTTCTAAGATGCCTAAACTTCTTCACTTCTTAAGAGCCCTTCTGATTCCAGCTAAGCGATTACTCTGCTTACGTCTATAGTACTTCTCTGCATCCGGTGCATTCATGTCTTTCGCAATATCTGCCGAAAACTTCTGGTGCTTGTAGTCAGACTTAGCCTTAGTGGCATACCTACCTCTAAGTTCCAAAGACGTTTCGTTTACTTTTTTCTCATCTTCATCATCTTCTTCGGGACCATGAGCACCCATCGTTGAGTGCATATCCTTAGCTTTTTGATGAAGTTCAGATAGTTTATTCTGCATCCATTCTGGAAAATCTTTATTCTTCTTTAAGTATTCACCGAGCTCATCAGCGACGTACTCAATAAACTCAGCCTGCTTCATTGCCATTGATTTTTCATCACGTGATGGTGGATCATTAGCTTCCTCGATATCACGACCCTGAGCTTTATTTCTGTAAGCTCGCTTGACTTCCATATCGGTGTATCTCTCAACGTTCTTAATGAGAGAAGGTTGCTTAACGATCTTACGAAGCTTGGCTAAGATTTCAGTAGGAGACTTACCAGTCATAAACGTAGGAGGTAGACCCTCAACGTCCACTTTAAACTGAACAGCTTCTTCAACTTGTGTCCTTAAGTCTTTTAACTTTTTCATTTTGGAAGCTTC